GAGGACAACGCCCGGCGCTGGTCGAAGCTGAAGCTGCGCCTCCTGCTGCGCGGCACCCCGGCTCTCGACGAGCTGTTCCCCGAGCGCACGCGCGACGGCGCCGACAGCGTGTTCATGAAGGAGCACGTCGAGGGGCTGGGCTCGATCCTGATCTCCGGAGCCAACTCGCCGGCGTCCCTGTCTCAGGTGACGATGCCGCGCCAGGCGCAGGACGACCTCAGCAAGTGGGAGATGAACCCTGCCGGCGATCCCGAGTCGCAGGCCGACAGCCGATCCGGTTCGATCGAGTTCGCCAAGATCCTGAAGGCTGGAACGCCGCTCGTGATGCCGGGATGCCGGATCACGAAGAACTTCCAGCTGGGCAGCCAGGAGCACCCCTACGTGCCCTGCCCCCACTGCGAGCACATGCAGGTGCTCGAGTGGGAGAACATGCAGGCCCAGCTCGACGAGGAGAACCCGGACGCGGCGCACTTCACCTGCGTCGCCTGCGGCGCGGTCATCGACGAGCATCATCGGCCGCGCATGCTGGCGGGCCTGAAGTGGGTCGCCCACAATGCGAAGGCGGCGAACTATCACCGCAGCTTCTGGATCTGGCGGGCCTACAGCCCGCTCTACTCCTGGGGCCGAATCGCTCGCGACTGGCTGAAGGCGAAGGGTGACACCGCGGCCGAGCAGGTCTTCTGGAACGACACCGTCGGAAAGGCCTGGGAGACGAGGGGAGAGGCACCGCCCTGGGAGGCGCTGCGCGACAGGGCAAGGCTATCGTTCTACGTCCGCGGCATCGTACCCGCCGGCGCGCTGGTCCTGACCCTCGGCATCGACTGCCAGGCAGACTTCGTTGCCTGCCAGGTCGTGGGCTGGGGCCGCGACTTCCGGCGCTATGTCGTCGACTACTTCACGCTGCCCGGGCACATCTCGAGCGAGACGTGCCGGCAGCGCCTCGACGAGCTGCTGCAGCAGCGCTGGACGAATGTGGCGGGCAATAGGGTCGCTCTCGACCAGGTGGCGATCGACGGCAACGCCTGGACCGAGGATGTCTGGGACTGGGCCCGTCGCCACCCGCGCCAGCGCGTGATCATGATGCGCGGCGGCAACAACGACAACGCGCCGCGGCTGCAGCTCGTGCGGCGCGAGCGGAACGAGCGGACCGGCAAGCTGCGCAAGTGGGCCGGCCGGTTCTTCAACGTGAACGTCTCCATCATGAAGATGGCCCTCTACAGGGACCTGACCAAGGAAGACCTGCTGCTGAAGGGCGCTGTCGCCTTCCCGTCCGGCCTCGAGGACGCCTACTTCCAGGAGCTCACGGCGGAGCGCCGCAAGCCCTTCAAGAAGCATGGGTTCACGATGTGGCGCTGGGATCTCGATCCCGGCCAGCGCAACGAGGCCCTGGACACGATGAACCAGGCCGAGGCTGCTGCCACCAAGTTCGGCGTGCGGTCGATGCCTGACGAGACGTGGAACCGGCTCGAGCGCGAGCGGGAGACCCCACCGCCCGAGTCGGCGCAGACCGATATCGAGGACCTGCTGGCCACCGGCCAGTCCAACCCGGCGGCTTCGCCCGCGAACGGCGTTCGGCCACGCGGGCGGCGCATCCTGTCACGAGGAATCGACTGATGGCCGGCATCACCCTCGAACAGGCGCAGGCGCGGCTGGACGCCTGGTTGGCAGCGGATGCGGCCGTGTCGGCGGGGCAGGAATACGAGATCGACACCGGCAACGGCCGGCGCCACCTGAAGCGCGCCGACGCGGCCGTCGTGCGCCAGAACATCGACTACTGGGACGCCAAGGTGAAGTCCCTGACCCCCGCTGGCGCCGGTGGCCGCCGCCGTGTCCGCTACTACGTGCCGGAGTGACCATGCGCGCTGCGATCGATGACATCGTCGGCATGGACTTGCCTGTCGGCATCGACAAGGTGGGCGTGACCTCCATGGCGGCCAACGAGCTCGACAGCGGCCGGTCACACGCCGGTGGCTACCGCGGTGGCCGCCGCGACCGCCGCGCCCTGCGCAACTGGCGGCCGAAGGCGGGTGACGCCAACGCCGACACGCTGCTCGACCTGCCGGATCTTCGGGCCCGCAGCCGGGACCTCGAGCGCGCAGCGCCGGTCGCCGCAGGCGCCATCGCCACGACCACGACCAACGTCATCGGCGACGGCTTGGTCCTGCAGGCGAGCATCGACGCCAAGGCGCTGGGCCTCTCCCCGGAGCAGGCGGACCAGTACGAGCGCGAGCAGGAGCGGGAGTGGGCGCTGTGGTGCCGTCGCGCCGACTTCACGCGGGTCCAGTGCTTCGAGGAGATGCAGGAGCTTGCCTTCCGCTCCGGGCGCCAGTCCGGCGACGTGCTGGCGCTCCGGCGCTACCGCAAGGATCCCGGCGACGCCTATGGCACCAAGGTGCAGCTGATCGAGGCCGATCGGCTGTGCAACCCGAACTACGGCGCCGACAGCGAGACGATCGCCGGTGGCGTCGAGGTCGACCAGGACGGCGTGCACGTAGCCTACCACGTCGCGCGCAAGCATCCCGGGGCCCAGCGTCTCGCCGGCAACAGCTGGACGCGGATCCCGGCCAGGGACGACCAGGGCCGGGCGCTGGCGATCCACCTGTTCGATCGGACGCGGCCCGAGCTCACCCGAGGCGTGCCGTACCTGGCACCCGTGATCGAGCACCTGAAGCAGATCCACGACTACTCGGATGCCGAGGTCACCGCGGCGGTGATCGGCGCCATGATCACGCTGGTGATCGAGACGCCCGAGGACGAGGGCGAGAACCCGATCGCCGGCGAACGAGGCGACAGCAACCTGGCCGACAACGAGGTGAAGCTGGGCAACGGCGCGGCGATCTCGCTTGCGCCTGGCGAGAAGGCCAACCTGCTGAACCCGACGCGGCCGAACGCCAACTTCGACCCGTTCATGCAGGCCTTCCTGCGGCAGGTGGGCGTCGCGCTCGAGCTGCCGTTCGAGCTGCTGATCAAGCACTTCACGGCCAGCTACTCGGCGAGCCGTGCCGCCCTCGAGATGGCGTGGCAGTTCTTCCGCAAGCAGCGCAGCCGCTTCGCCTGGCGCTTCTGCCAGGAGATCTATGGCTGGGTGATGGACGAGGCCGTCGCCTCTGGCCGCCTCAACCGGCCGGGCTACTTCGCCGACCCCGTGGTCCGCGAGGCCTGGCTGGGAGCGGAGTGGATTGGGCCGGCGCGCCCGAGCCTGAATCCGAAGATGGAAGCCGAGGCGGACGAGATCGACATCCGGGTCGGCGTGAAGACGCGCGAGCAGGTCTGCCTCGAGCGAACTGGCGGCGAGGTCGACAAGAAGACCGAGCAGCTGGCGCGCGAAGAGGCCGAGCGCCGGGAGAATGGCCTTGGCCAGGCGGCGCCCGCGACCGCGCCGGCCAGCCAAGCCCCGCCGCCGGAAAGTGACGGCAGCACCGACAACGACACCGAGGCGGCCTGATGTCCATCCTGATGCCTCAGATCGCGTCCCGCCTGTTCGGCGAGCCGCTGATGATCGATGCCGGCAAGATGCAGGCGATCCTGACCGGCATCGGGGCGCGCGTCGCCGACGGCGGCTTCGTGCTGCCGGGCGTGCAGCCCGTTGACCATGTCGCCTTCGACGGTGGCCGCCCCTCGCAGTCGATGGGAGTGGTCGGCAACCGGCTCGAGCGGGCGTTGGCCAGCTTCGAGCAGGCCTCTGGCGATTCCGTGGTCGACCGGGTCGGCAACGTCGCCATCGTGCCGATCGAGGGCACGCTGGTTCAGAAGGGGAAGTGGCTGGGCACCAACTCCGGTCAGACCTCCTACGAGGGCACACGGGCGCTGATCGCGCGGGTCGCGGCGAACGATGCCATCAAGGGGGTGGTGATCGAGGTCGACTCCTACGGCGGGCAGGTCTCCGGTGCCTTCGAGACGGCTGCCGCGATCCATGCGCTCTCGCAGCGCAAGCCGACGTTGGCGATCCTGACCGACTTCGCGTTCTCCGCCGGCTACCTGATGGCGTCTGCTGCGCGACAGATCGTGATGCCGGAGGGCGGCGGCGCCGGTTCGATCGGAGTAATCGCCATGCACGCGGACCTGTCGAAGAAGCTCGAGCAGGACGGTATCGCCGTCACGTTGATCACGGCTGGTGCGCACAAGGCGGACGGACATCCCGCCATGCCGCTGGACCAAGCGGTCGCCAAGGAAATGCAGGCCCGCGTCGACGCCAGCTACGAGCGCTTCACGGCGGCCGTCGGCACCTATCGCGGCGTGCGTCTCCCGCAGTCCGCCGCTCGCGCCACCGAGGCGCGCACCTATGTCGGCGAGGCCGCGGTTGCGGCAGGCCTCGTGGACGGCATCGCGGAGGTCGAGGAGGCCTTCGTCGAGTTCGTCAATCGCGTCTCGTAACGGCCGACTGCGCCACGGCGACAGGGCCCTCACTTACAACCAGGAGAGAATCATGACGTCCACCGGATTGGCGGCAGTGGCGGCCGCGGCTGCGGTCACGTTCACGCAGGAGCAGCACGACCAGGCGGTTGCTGCCGCTCGCGAGGAGGGCCGGCAGGCGGGCCTGGCGGAGGGCCGCGAGGCCGGCCGCAAGGATGGCGTGACCGCCGGCGCCGAGGCCGAGCGCCAGCGCATCCTGGGCATCGAGGCTCACGCGCTCCCGGGCCACGAGACCCTGATCGCCGAGTGCAAGGCCGACCCGGCCTGCACGCCGGACCAGGCCGCCGCGCGCATCCTCGCCGCGGAGAAGAAGGCCCGTGGCAACCAGCTCGCCGGCATCGCCGACGTCGAGAAGCTGACCGGCGGCGTCGGTGCGGCGGCCGCGTCCCAGCGCCGCGACGGTGGCGTCGTCCAGCCGCCGCAGGCGGGCACCGTCCGCTCCCTCGAGGCCTACAAGGCCGACTGGGAGAAGGACGCGAACCTGCAGGCCGACTTCGCCTCGGCCGATGCCTACGCGAACTACGCCAAGGGCGTGGCGGAGGGGCGCATCCGCGTCCTGAACGCGCCGGCGGTCGTGAAGGCCAGCTGATCCCAGCTGGCCTGATCCCCCTCAGCAGCCTCCCTCTTTCTTCACCAGGAGTTTCTCATGACGACCCTTGCTGTCGACGCCGTGCGCGTCTCCGAAGTCGGCGATGTCCAGGAGTACCCGATCATCGCCAACGACACGATCTACCAGCACGCCGCCGTCGGCCTGGTGGACGCCTCCGGCAACGCCCGGCCGCTGACCTCCGTCGACCGCTTCGTGGGCTTCGCCGAGCTGCGCTGCGCCAACGAGGGCGGCGCCGCCGCCGCCAAGACCGTGCGCGTGGTCAGCCGCGGCAAGATCCAGCTCACGATCTCCGGCGTCGAGAAGCAGGACGTCGCGCAGCAGTCGCCGGTGTACGCCTCCGACGACGACACCTTCTCGCTGAACCCGGCCGTCGGCCAGTTCGTGGGTTTCGTGTCGCGCTACGTCGCCACCGACACCGCGATCGTCGCCTTCGACGCCGAGCGCATGCGCGACCCGTGGGCTGGCTACACGGTGCGCGAGACGCTGACCGGCACGAAGACCTTCGACGCCGAGGACTGCGGCAAGCTGTTCTGCGTGACGGCCGCCGCCGACAACGCCGCCCTGACGCTGCCGGCGATCGCCACCGGCCTCAGCGGCCTCACCATCCTGGCCGTCGGCGCCTTCGGCACCACCAAGCTGGTGATCGATCCGAACGCCTCCGACATGATCCTCGGTCCCGACATCACCGGGGCCGACAACAAGGACCTGATCCTGACCAAGGCCACGCAGCGCCGCGGCGACTTCGTCGAGCTGATCGCCGGCGATGCCGACGGGTACATGGTCACCAAGCAGCGCGGCACCTGGGCCCGGGAAGCGTAGTGCTTCCCGTCTAGCCTTCGCGACATTCCTTCATCCCTGTTCATCCGGAGACTTCAATGCAGGCTCTTCTCACCAGCCGAGCGATCATCGGCGAGATCTACAACCGGCTGACCGCCGGCGACGAGTCCTACGTCAACCGCTACGCCATGAAGGTCATGTCGAAGCAGGAAAGCGAGACCTACGGCTGGCTGGGCATGGTCCCGGCCATGCGTGAGTGGATCGGCGGCCGCGACCCCAAGCGCCTGCGCGAGTTCACCTTCGCGGTCTCGAACAAGGACTACGAGGCGACCCTCGAGATCCTGGTGAAGGAGCTGCGCCGCGAGAGCTTCGGCCAGATCCAGATCCGCATCGCCGAGCTGGCGCGCCGCGCGCTCAGCCACCCGGCGAAGCTCATGACCCAGAAGATCGTCGATGCCGAGGCGGCCGTCTGCTACGACGGCCAGTACTTCTTCGACACCGATCACTCCGAGGGCTCCTCGGGCACGCAGAACAACGACCTCACCGGCGCCGCCGCGACCGGCACGACGCCCACCACGCAGGAAGCGCGTGACGCGATCATGGCCTGCATCGCCGCCATCCTGGGCTTCAAGGACGACCAGGGCGAGCCGATGAACGAGACCGCCCGCACGTTCGAGGTGATGGTGCCCGCGGCGACGCCGGGCTTCCTGCAGGCGGTCTATTCGGCGGTGAACCTGCCGACGCTGGGCGGCGGCGAGACCAACGTGCTCGCCAACTTCGACGGCTTCCAGATCAAGGTCCAGCCGAACGCCCGCCTGAGCTGGACCGACAAGATCGCCGTGTTCCGCACCGACGGCGAGACCAAGCCCTTCATCCTCCAGGAGGAGGTGCCGCTGAACGTGTCGGCGGTCGCCGAGGGCAGCCAGCTCGAGTTCACCGACCGCAAGCACTGGTACGGCGTCGACTGGGCCGGCGCCGTCGACTACGGCTTCTGGCAGCACGCCTGCCTCTACACCTTCACCTGATCGTCAAGACCGACTGCCGATCGCCCGGGCTGACGCCCGGGCGGTTTGGCGAGCGGCGTTCGGCCCGGCGTCCGCCGGGAGCCGCCCCGGGCGCCGCTCCCCAAACCGAGGAGAGCTCATGAACCGGATCAAGGTCGTCGCCGGCACGCTCGCCCTGCACGAGGGGGCGGTGGTGCAGCTCACGAACGCGCAGGTGGCCCCCCGCCGGCACAAGCTCGAGCCGATCAAGGGGCGCAGGGGGACCTTCATGGTCCGCGACCAGGTGCAGTTCAAGGCGGGCGAGCAGCTCGCGGTGGACGACTTGGCGCCCAGCCAGGCCGCCCAGGTCGAGTTCTTCGAACCGCAACCGGCGCCGGGCGCCTGATTCCATGCCTGTCGAGACCGATGCCGATCGCGCGACCTTTGTTGCTGTCGACGACTTCGGTCGAGCGGTGACGTGGTCGCGCGGAGGCGTCCCCTCGACCTTCAACGCGGTCTTCACGCGGCCTTCGATGATGGCCGAGGGGCTCGGCGAGATCGCTCTGATCGACCGCGATGCCAGCCTCGTGTGCCGCGAGATCGACCTGCCTGCCGGTGCCGACGAGGGCGATGGCGTGTCGATCGAAGGAGAAGGCACCGCCTACACCGCCAAGGCGATCCGCCCGGACGGGACCGGCATGGTCATTGTCGACCTGGCGAAGGTGATCTGACATGGCGCTGCACGTTCGCCGACAGATCGCTCGGGCCGGCGTCGCAGTCCTGCAGAGGGACGTGGGCGTATCCGTGTTTGAAGGCCGCGCAGCGCCGATCTCGACCGCCAAGATGCCCTACCTGCTGGTCTATGCCCGCTCGGAGGAGTCCCGCCCGACATCCCTGGACGATC